CGGCGACGGTTGCGGCGGGCAGCACGTCGGCATCGGGGACGATCACGCACACCGACCCGGACACGAAGGCGGGCGCGAAGTACGAGATCAAGAAGGCCGATAACACCTGGGGCGGGGCCGGTACGGTCGTCGACGGCGACTACGGCGCCATCACCCTGACGGATGGGTCGACGGGGGCGTACTCCTACGCGCTCGTCGCCACCAAGACGGCGTACGCGGCGCTCGCCGCCGGCGTAGAGGCCACGGACACCTTCGATGTGCGCGTCGTCGACGCGGGCGGGTTGGTGAGCGAGGGCACGGTGGATGTGACCGTGACCGGCGTGAACAACGCACCCGTCGCCACCTACACCACTGCGTCGGCCGATCACACCGCGACGGAGGGCGGAGGCACCATGAACGGCCAGCTCACCGCGACGGACGCCGATACGGGGGCCACGCTGACGTACAGCGTGAAGGACGGGTCCGCCGTCGATGGTGCCACGATCGAAGAGGACGGCGTGTGGAGCTTCGACGCGTCTCATGCGACGTACAACTCGATCGCCAAGGACGCTACGAGGGACGTGACGATTGCGTACACGGTGTCGGACGGCGAGACATCCTCCGATGGCTCCTTCGTGATCACCTTGACGGGGACCAACGATGCGCCAACCGCGACCTTCAGTACCGCGCAACAGGCGACCGAGGGCGGGACAACCATCACCGGCACGCTCACGGCGACGGACCTCGATGGCGATACCGTCACGTTCGCCGCCACGAACAACCCCGCCATTGCCGGCCTCACCATCAACGCCGACGGCACCTTCACCTTCGACCCGACGAATTCTGCCTACAACGGCTTGGCCGGAGGTGCAACCCAAGTCCTCACGGTGACGTACCGCGCGACGGATGCGCACGGTGCGACAGGCGACGGGAGCTTCACGATCACGCTCACGGGGACGAACGACACCGCCACGCTGAGCGCCACCAGCGTGCTGACGAAGACGGACCTGGCGGAAGAGACGGCGACATTCGACGGGCAGATCGTCGTCGTCGACCCGGATACGGACTACGCCGCGGCAGAGATCACCGCCTCCATCGCCGCCGGCGCGACGCAAACGCTCGGCACGTTCGCCGTGGACTCGGCGCCGACGAAGAGCGGCACCGAAACGTACACGTGGGGGTGGACGTACACGAGCACCGCGACCCAGCTCGTCGCGCGAAAGGCGCTCAAGAACACAAACAACGTAGATTTCGCCACCGTCACCTTCTCGGACACCGACGCATTGGCGGATCGCGAGATCCGCGTGACGATCGAAGCGGAGGACGACGGCCCGACCTTTGCGACGGCCGAGACCACCGCCAGCACCACAAGCACGTCGGGCGCGTCGGGCTCGTTCCCTGTGACGACCGACCCCGAAGGCGATGCGGTCACGTACACGCCCACCGATGTCCAGAACGGGACGTACGGCGCGCTGACGGTCACCGCGGCGGGCGCGTGGAGCTACAGCACCGCGAACAACGCCAATTTCACCGCGCTCGGGGACGGTGTGCAGGCCGTGGATTCGTTCGAAGTGACGGCGACGTCGTCGGGCGGGACCGCCACCCACACGCTGAAGATCACAGCTGTCGGCGTCAACGACGCGGCGGTCATTACGGGTACTACCGCTTCGATGGCGTCGGACGCGACCTCCGCCACGGGCACGGTGGCGCACGGCGATCCCGATTCCAACCACGGCTACGGCACCGCCGCCTTCAGCGGAAAGAGCGATACGTACGGCGCCTTCTCGACCACCGACAGCAGCAACCTTTGGACCTACACGTTGGCCGCGGCCGGCACCGCGAAGCACGATGCGCTGCTCGCGCAGGGCGCGGGGTCCGTGACGGAGACCATGACCTTCACGTTCACGAGCACGACAGGCTCTCCGGAGCTGACCGGAACGGTGACGTTGACGATCGACACCGTCGACGATGCGCCGATCATCGTCAACAGCAGCGCAACGGGTGCCGTCAACGAGAACCAATCCACCACGGGCAGCTTCATGACGGGCTTTGGCACGGCCGACGCACTCATCAAGGACGCGGACGACACCGCGTTCACGTGGAGCATCGTCGGCGGATCCGGCACCGGCGACTACGGCACGCTGGCCGTGACTGCCGCAACTGGCGCGTGGACGTACACGACCGACGCCGCGGCGACCGACGCGCTCGACGCGGGCGACGAGGTGACGGACGCGTTCTCCATCCAGGCTTCGGACGGCACCAGCACGGTGGACGGCCTCACCTTGACGGTCACCATCACGGGCACGGACGACGGCGTGTCGGTGTCGGGCTCGGTCGCGCAGAGCATCGACGCGACGCGGACCACCGACGTCACGGGCAACCTCACGGTCGACGATCTCGACGCCGACGCGACGAGCGCCACCGTGAGCGTCTCCACCCAGGGCACGTACGGCACGCTGAGCGTGAGCGCCGCGAGCATCGACCTCCCCGCAAACGACCTCACGTGGACCTACGCGCTGGATGCCGACCACGACGAGGTGCAGGGCCGGGACGCGAGCGAGGAGGACCTCACGGACAACATGGTCGTCACCATCACGCCTAACGCGGGCACGGTCATGACGCAGGCGATCACCATCACGATCGCCGGCGTCGCGGCGGCGGCCACCATCACGCAGTCCGCGTACGACTTCACGACCACGATCGCCGAAGGCGGTGCAGCGACGTCGACGGGCATCTTCCACGTCACCGACACGAACCGCCTCGCCGCGGGGCACTTCAAGATCATGTCTTCTGGCGATATCGACGCCGCGAAGACGGCGTTCCTCGCGCGCCCCGAGATGGAAGGCATCGAGATTTCAGACCAATATCTCGGTATCTACATGACGGATCTCTTCGAAGGCGACGAAACGCGGAAGATGATGGCTGCAGAAGCTATTCACTATGAATCTAGAATCTCTTCCTTTGACGGCTTTGCCGATGTAAACGCCGTGCTCGATGCGGCGCAGGAGGAGTTGGATAACATCAAGTCGCTCGTCTGGGCGGCGGACGGCACGTACGGCCGGCTGAGCTTCGAGGAGGGTACGACGTACACCAGCGCGCAGCTCAACAACGACGCGGGCGCGAACGCGGCAAACCCGACGTTCGTGTATGCCCAGCAGCAGGATGGGGTGACGCCCGAACCGCACTCGGCGTTCGCCTCGCTCGCCGACGCGCAGCTCGTGGCGCAGAGCGTGGCGACGAAGGCCGAGTTCGAGGCGCACGCGAAGATGAGCGCGCCGGTGTACCTGGGCGACGCGGCCTTCGCCGCGCTGCAGGCGGTGCCGGCGGGTTCCACGATCTACGTGACGGGCGTGGCGGAGGAGGACGATGGCGAGGGAGGGAAGACGCATCGGTTCACCTTCTCGCGCAGCAACACGCCGGGCGCGTCGGAGAGCCTCACCCTGCTCCGCGGCGCGACGTACATCTTCCGCGACGCGCTGGCCGAGGAGACGCAGATCAACCTCGGCACGGTGACGGTTGCCGCGGACGCCACGCAGCTCGCGTACAACGACGAGCGGCCGTACAACTCCATCCAAGGCACCCTCGCCACGGTGGCCGGCCCGGCGGAGATTCCCGTGAGCAGCGGCTACGCGACCCTCGCCGCCGCGCACGCCGCCGCCGCCGCGGTCGCGGACCGTGCGGCATTCCAGTCCCTCGCCGAGATGCGGCTGCGCATCACCGTCACGGACGCGCAGTTCGCGGCGCTGCAGGCGAACGGCGCCGCCGCGCCGTGGACGTACACGCGCGGCGTGACGGAGGCGCAGAAGCAGGCGGTGGCGGCGCTCGCCTCGGGCGAGACCGCGACGGAGGTCTTCACGACGGTGTGGACGGACACGTCGAATGGTGCGCAGACGGAGCAGGAACTCACCATCACCGTCGAGGGGGCGAACTCGAGCGTGACGGCGATTGGCGTGCCCGGCGCCTTCCTCGTGGAGGGCACGTACCCGGCGCAGACGAACACCTTTGTGGGCGCGCTCCGCGCGACGGACGACGACGCGCGCAACACGCACACCTTCGCCTTCCCCACGACGGACATCCAGGGCTCCAACGGCGTCGCGACGACGAGCTTCGACCTCTCGGCGATCGTCGACGCCGACAAGATCCTCTACACGGTGAACGGGTCGACGACCGCCTACGCCTCGCTCGCGGAGCTCGGCGCGGTAAATGGCGTCACCGTGGACGCGGACGCCAAGACCGTCACCGCGTCGCAGGGCGCGTCCATCAGCCTCGAACACGAGTCCGGCAGTACGACGGCGATCGCGGGCACCGACCGCGACGCGACGACCAGCTTTGCGGTTTCGGCGGACGGGTCGACGACCGACAAGATCCTCTACACCACGGCGGACGGGTCGACGACCGCCTACGCCTCGCTCGCGGAGCTCGGCGAGGTCAATGGCGTCACCGTTGAGGGTGACGTCGTCACCGCGCCGCTCGGCGCGTCCATCACCCTGCAGCACCTCGCGGGCGACACGGCGCTCTTCGAGATCAGTCAGTCTCAAGGATATACCGCTTCATTTCATGCGCAGGATTCAAAATCAAACAAAGTGCAAGTGGTACAAAGTGCAAGTGGTGACTATATACAGCCGCCAGCGTTACTGTACCTGAAGGCGGGCACGACGCTCTCCGCCGCCGACAAGCCGGACGGGCTCTCGGTGACGCTGCGCTGCTGCGACTACCAGGTCGTGAACGGTACGAACACGCTGCAGGCGCACCAGGACATCGAGTTCAAGGTGCCGGTGCGCGCGTGGACACTCACCAACAACACGGTGACGGAGGAAGTGGAGGGCGCCACGGTGGGAGTCTTCACCATTGCGGGTGACGAAGGTTACAGTCCCTCCATCGTCCCCGAACTGACGGGGATTACTCAGAACTCGCCCATGGATTTTAACAGTGGCAGCACCCTCAGTCCCTTCAGTCCCTTCACCTTCACCGTGCCCGCGGCGTCGGATTTCGCCGTGGGCGCCGGCAGCAGCACCCTCACGCTGAAGGATGGAACAAAGCTGAATCACGAGGCCGCTGACACGGTTTCCGTCGACGTGACGGTGTCGTTTGTGGGAATATCGGCCACGAAGACCTTCGAGGTGGCGGTGGTGGACGCCGACGACGACGTCACGGGCATCGCGTACAAGCTGCTGGACTACAACGAAAACGTCGCCAACGCGCAGATCGCCACGCTCAGCCTCATTGATGAGGATGTCGCGGCGGCTTCCGGTGCCACCGCGCTCACCGATATCAGCGCCTAATGAACGCCGAACAAACTCGGAACCAGTGAACAATGAATGTTCAATCTGAGCGACATTTCATCATATTTTTTTGCTTCGGTTGGGGTTCGCGAACGGAACACGAAAAATAAATTCTTCGTTACAGAAAACGACTCGCACCATTGTCGATTGTCGAGCGCCCGCCGAGTCCACCCTCTTGCCCCGTCATGGGAGAGCCGAGTGTTCAAAACCACTTCCTCTTCACGCTTCTGTCGCACACAGACGTCCTGGAGCTTGGCGGTGACTACGGACAGAACGTGTTCATGAAGTCCGCCGCCGATCGCGAAAATCCAGCCACCCACACCTTCACGAATGTGCAGATTCAAGCCCTGGAGCGTTTGCCGGACCTGCTCGCGGGCACCGGCACCGAGCTGGGGTATGTTAAGAGCAGCGACACGCAGTTCACCCTCACGGTCGCGCAGGACGATGCTGGCCTCGCCAACCTCGCGGTGGGCACAACGTACAAGGTGCGCTTCGAGGAGGCGTACACGGACGAAAACGTGACGGGGTCGTCGGCGGCGCTGGCGACCCTCGCGTCGAAGAGCGAGCCCGATGCCGACAATGCAGACAAGGTCACGCTCACGTTCACGGGCACGGCGGCGGATGATCCCGAAGGTGTCTACATCATCGCGAACGACGTGCCGCAGAGGAAAGTTCAAGAAATCGCAGAGCTGGTCGCCACGCCGCTTGACGTTAACGAAGCGCCGCACACGATCACGCTCGGCGGCACCACGACCGAGTCCCGCTCCGTCGCCGAGAACGTCGAATCCGCCGACCTGGGCGTGCTCGGCGTGTCCGACCCCGACGCGGGCGACACCATCACCTTCAGCATCGCCTCGACTGGCGATCACGCTTCCTTCGACTTGGAGACATCGGAGGACAGCGGCACCACCGCGACGCACCTCACGATGTCGTCCCAGGACTACGAGACATTAACGGCTCAAAGCAAGAATCCGCTCTCCGTGACGGTTGTGGCGACGGATGCGGATGGGCTCTTTGTCTCCAAGACATTCGCCGTCACCATCACGGACGTAACAAATCCCACACCTGCGCCGCAGCTGAGCTCGAGCACCGTCAACGTGCTGCAGACGGCCTTCGTGGGGCTCCTCAGCACCGCCGCGAACAACACCTTTGAGATCTACTCGGCATCCGACTCGACATCCGCCGACTCTGATCAGTTCGAGATCGAGACGGTGGGATCCGGGGCGGCTGCCGTGCACAAGCTCAAGCTCAAGGATTCGGCGCGGAGCGCACAAATCGCGACTCCTTCGGCGACGCTCACGGCGCGCGTGCGCACGAAGGCCACGAATGCGGGGGAGTCGGTCCCCTCCGATTGGGTCGATTTCGTGATCACCATCGACACGACGAACAGCGCCCCGTTCGACTTGAAGCTCGATGACGGGACTGACACGACTGCGAACTTCACCGTCAAGGAGCACGATGACGACAACCTCGTCGTGGGTGTGCTCTCCGCCTACAATTATGAAAAGGAGGACTCGATCACCTTCACGCTTGACGAGGACTCCCAAGAGCGCTTCGAGATCGCCGACGACCCTAAAACCGAAGAGGAGAGCATCAGTCCCGCGACGGATGACCTGCCCAAAAAGTACAAGCACACGCAGACCCTCAAGCTGAGGGCGGCGCTTGACTACGAGGCGGAGGATCCGCCGTCGTACTCCGTCGCCGTCACGGCGAAGGACGCCGCGGACCACGAGATCAACCAGACCTTCACCGTCACCCTGCTGGATACGAGGATCACGCCGCGCACGATGGATGTGGACGAGAAGACCCCCGGCGCGGAGGTTGAGCAGCTGCGGTACAAGGGCCAGAAAACAAGAGAAATGGGCGCGAACTTCGCGCTGCACACGATGACCGATACCTTCGAGATCGTCGGCAAGGGCACCGACGACATGGCGGTGACCCGCATCGCCGCGCTCGTCGACGACAATGGCGCGATACAGTCGCTCGAGGTGCGCAAGAAGACCGGCAGCCTCGCGTGGACGGGCGCGGCGGACGCGGCGACGCGCTACGCGGCCAAGGCGGTGGCGTTGCCGTCGCTCGCGCTCGCGCCGGCGATCGCGACGGCGGGCGGGGAGCTGCACCTTCCGCGCACCTCCATGTCGGACCACTACCCCGCCGACCCGACGCAGTACCCCATGCTGCTCAACGCCAACGACGACCTCGACTCGACGCGCATCGCCTCGTACGGGCACGCCGAGAGCGTGGTGCGGACGGTCGCGGAGAACGGCGACGCCTCGCTGAGCTTCGGCGGCGGCCTCGCCGACCTGGCGGCGACGCAGGACGCAACCGACGCGAACTCCTTCGCGCTGACCCCAAACAAGCAGTACACGCTCGGCTTCGACGTCTTCGCGCTCTTCAGCGCGGCGGGCGCCGAATACAGGTTGGGTGACACGAGTGAGTCCGGGCTGAGCGCGTGGAAGACGCAGCTGGATGAGAAAACCGGCCTCGGTATGTCGGAAATCAACGTCCTGGTGCAACACGCCGATGCGTTCCGGGCCCAGTGCAGGACCCAAATCTCCGAGGACCTGCTCGCCGCGCACGGGAACGACAACCTCTTCCAGGGCGCGCCGGATGGCGCCGCGTACGCGCACACCGCCGCGGAGATGCAGCAGCAGCTCGAGGCCAACGCGGGGATCGTGTACATCCGCTTCACCACGGACGGTACTGAAACGATCTCCGCCGCGACGGTGGGAGGGGAGTCCGTCCTGCAGCTGAAGCGCGACAGTGCCGTCGTGCGGACGTGGACGCCGACGTGGTCGATCGAGCCCGCCGCCAACCAGAGGTTCGAGCTCCGTGATGGGGCGACGGACGTGAATGCGTCCGTCGCGGTCGTCGACTACGCGCGCAGCGAGGGCGGGCGGCACGTCTTCACGGCGGCGACCGGTAGCGCGCTCCCGGCGGGCCCCCTCAACCAGGTCGAGGTCCGCGAGCGCGCCTTCCCGGCGACGGCCACCGCCTCCGTTCAGTTTATAGAGCTCGGTGCCCAGGAGTACGTGACGGCGGTCGAGTACAGCCTGAACGCCGACGCCTCCGCGCTCGCGTACCTGCGCATAGCGACCAACAACCCGCTGAACTCGCTCACCATCGGCACGGCGCCGGCGGACCCCGCGGACGCCCCCGCCTCGCTCTCGATCCCCGCGGGGCAGATGCTGACGGGCTTCGACACCGCCGTTTCGTTCCCCACGCTGCAGGCATTGACCGACCACACGCTTGGTGCGGTCCTGCGACTCAAGCAAGGCACGCAATTGGAGTACAGCGTCGCCACGAGCTACACGCTGCGCGTCTCCGCCACCGACGTCGTCGACGGCGTCGAGCACTTTGAGCAGATCACCGTGAACGTGAACAGCGTCAACCAGGCGCCGACTGCGCTCAAGTTCTCGAATAACGCACTCTTCGCGAACGTCTACGCTGGAAGGGAAGACGCGCTTGTGGGCTACCTCGTCGGCACCGATCCCGACGCCGACGTCGACGGGGCCGACCCCGACTACTCCACAGTCACGTTCACGCTGGTGAATGGAGTCGAGGACAACGGCAAATTCGAGATCGTATATACTCACGCGCAAAATAGCTATGGCCCAACACTGGTGACGAATGGGACACTCTCCGACGCCGCCGGCACAGAACTCACCGTCCGGGTGCGCGTGACCGACGGCGGGGGTCTCTACTTCGAGCAGGACCTGACGATCACTGTGCAGAGCCTGCCCCAAGACTCACCCGAGAAAATTCACCTCATCAACGATGCCCCCACAGACATCAACATCGCGCCCAGCTACGATTCATCCGCGGATGTGTCCCATCCGACGACGGTCTTTGCGCCTGTTGGGGTGGTGGGACACGTGGTGGCGACTCTCTCGATGGTGGATGGTTCTGACGACCCCGACCTAGACACGAGCGCCAACGCTCTCCCCGGCGGCGATAGCCATACCTTCTCGATAACCCCTGCTGCAAATGCTGTCGGTTACTTTCAGGACAGGTTCGAAATCGTGGGAAATGAGCTCAGGATCAAGGTAGCGCTGCAATGGGACGAATATCCAAACAACGACAACGAGTACAAAGTGAAGGTCCGCGTCACGGACAAAGCACATAACACCTACGACGAGCGTATCACCGTGCGCGCGTACCGCATACCCACGGTCTCGATCGCGGGTCCCTCTGCGGACCAGGCCGGCGGCTTCGCGCACACGCGCGAGCCGCAGACGGTCACGGCGACGGTCGACCACGCCCTCGAAACGGGGAGCAACGCAGTGCTGCTCACGGGGGTGACGATGGACGGGGAGATCGTGCCGTCAGATGCGACGACCACGTACGATCTCTCGGGGATCACCTACCGACTCAACCTCAAACTCCGCAACAATCAATCGTCATCCTGGGGTTGGAAAACAAACTACAATTCCGTGATCGAGGAACTCGCAGACCTAGCCTCCACCACACCCGGAATGGAGCGCATGGTTGTGGACGTGGGTGCCCAGACCATCACCGTGCCGCGGTTCACGTTCCAACCAGAGGACGGGACGGACGGGGTCGTCCTCAGGCCGGCAGTCGGCGATCTGGTACCCATTACAGGCTTCGACAACGTCGCAGCACACATCTCGGAGGATCGCAGCAGCATCGTGATCCCCGACGTCGCGCTGTCGAAGTACGCGGCCGACGGCGGCCACACGTTCCGGTTCTCCTTCACGCAGGGTCCGGAATCCAATTCGGTATCCTTCGAGGCGGATTCGACCGTGGCCCTCGACCGACAGCAGACGCTGGAGTACGAGCTTGTGGCGGTGGAGCAGGCGCTCGAGACGCACCACGGCCTCGAGATCGATCTCGCCACGGATGCTAACCCGGACGGGACGCACACCGGCTTGGACATGGCGGTGATGATCGGGCAGATCAAGACGACCCGCAACGAGGCGAGGCAAACATTCATCACGGCCCTCCTCGCGCTGGACGCGGACACGACCGATGATGTGTCGATCACCATTGGCACCGACGCCAGCGACGCGGACATCGTCACGGCCATGCAGACGTACATCAGGACCGAGCTCGAGGTGCTCAAGACGATTCCCGGCGTGTCGGCACTATTTACCGAGGGTGATCCGCTCAGCGGCGCGACACTGAAGGCCAAGGTGCAGGAGGCGGTGGAGAATATGGAGCGCGGTACGATCGCGACGGCGCTTCAGGGTTTGGAATGGATCGATTCGGTCGATGCGACCAGCGCTTCCACGATCGCCGACGATGTGCGGGGCGTGCTCAATCAGGTGGAGTCGGCGTTCACGACGGAGCTCGGCGAGGTCGACGGCGTTGCGGTGACGGATTACGCGATCGCCGTTGCGGGCGATAATGCCGCCGATCGCAAGACCAGCATCACCGCGCAGGTGCAGCAGGTTCTGACGTTGCGCGCGGCGGCGGTGGCCGACAACTTCCGGGACGCGATCCGCGACGCGGGGATCACGACTGTCGATGCGACGGGGGTCGACGCTACAAACATCGAGACGAAGGTGCAGGCCGCCTTGGACAACCGGCGCGTCGAGGTTGCCAAGGCGCTGAACGCCCTCACGCTCAAGGACGACGCGGGCAACGACCTCCTCGATGCCAACGCCGACCCGATCCGCCCGTTCGACATCGCCACCGATTCGGTCTCCTCCGCGACTTTCATCGCCGACCTCCAGACCGCCGTGGACGCGGCCAAGGACGCGGAGGCCGACGCGCGCCGCCGGGCGCTCGCCACGCAGATCAACGGCGACGCCGAGATCGCCGCCCTGTTCGATGCAGGCGCAACTCCCTTCAACGGCACCGACTCGCAGTGGGTGACGGACATCACCGACGCCCTCACCGCGGCGCGCGCCGCCGAGCGCGGCGTGATCGCGACGGAGCTCAAGAGCGTGCGCGGCGCCGACGACGCCGACGCGGAGATCGTGTCGATTGGGGACAACCCCAGCGCCGCCGACATCCACGACGCGGTGCAGAGCGCCGTCAGCCTCCTGCGCAGCGAGGTGGCCACCGCGCTGCACTCGGTGGAGGGGCTGCAGGTGTACACGGCGGAGGAGTTTGCCACGATTTCGCCCCTTGCGAGCCACACGTCGGGTACAGATTCGGCCACAATCGATAGGCAAGCTAGGTTCGGCGTGCAACATTCGCCTTGGCAAATGGTTTCCGTACCGGCAGGGAATACGACGGACATCTACTCCATCTCGGTGAACATCGGTGACGATACCGATGCGGATTGGATGATACACGTCTACGACAGTGATTCGTGGAGTGATTCTGCAATCAAACATAAGTTTTCCAAAGTCAATAATAACAGCCCACAGTCATTCTGGAAATTCTACGACGATACGTGGAATGGGCAAAACCTATCGGATCACAAACGGTGGCTTGCAACATCCCAAACGACGAAGGCAGGAACGACCGCCGAGGGTGGAACGACAATGACGAAGTTCGTCTTCACGCCGCCGATTCCCGCCGGTAGCATCATCAACAACAAGTTCTGGTTTGAGATCCAATCGACAACGGGGAGTTCTCCAAGCAATATGCGCGTATGGTACACACCCGGCGTGGAGATGACATATCCACTGCCAAGCACCGTGGATGGCTATGCGGGCGCCACCGATCGCTACGAGTACTACAGTGGAATCCCAGCGACCCTCAACTACGTGGTCAATGAACCCCCCGATACGGTCGTGGTCAAGTCGGCCGCCGAGATCAAGGCGGCGGTCGAGACGGCCAAGGATGGATCGGGTGGATGGATCGCCACGGCGGTCACCGGCGCGAAGGAGGAGTTCGTCGGGTACCTCACGGAGACAGGCGACAACGCGCGCGTGCCGACACTGACCATCGCGTCGGGTACCGTCACGAACGAATCGGCGTGGAGCGCCATCGCCGACGCCATCGAGACGGCGGCGAGCAACGCGGTCACGACGAGGCGCGGCGTGCTCGTGACGGAGCTCGGCACCATGGGCGTGCTGAACCAACCCGACAACGCCGTCGACATCTCCGCCCTGACGGACGCACAAATCGCGACGAAGATCGAAGAGATGGTGGCCGTGGCGGAGCTCGTCGCCGCAGACGAAAAGCGCACGGCGCTTACCACGGTGCTTCGCGGTATCTCCGATCTGCAGATCAACACGGAGTGGGCCAATGACGCGAGCGCAGACCGCACGAAGCTCACGGACGCGAACATCGAGGAGCGGGTCAGGAGCGCCCTCGAACGGTTGCGCGACGAACACCGGCAGGAGACCGAGGCCGCGGAGACGGCGGCCACCCAAGACCAAGCGACCGCCGTGTCCGGCGCGATCGAGGCTTCGGTGGACTCGGTGCGCGCGGAGCTCCGTAAGCTCGGCGTGATCATTCGCGGCGACGCCGACGCCGCCGACGACCTCAACAGCATCGAGACGCTCATCCGCGCCAAGCGCTCCACGCTGGCGTCGATGCTCAACGACATCCCGAACATCAGCATCGATCCGCTCACCGCGCCCACCGACGCGCAGCTCGAGGCTTCAATCAAGGCCAGCATCGAGAAGCAGCGCGCCGACCTGCTCGACCTGCTCGATCCGCCCAGCACGCCCGCCGCCATCGAGTTCACTGCCGCCGACCCAGCCGCGGCGGAGAGCAGCAGCGAACAGGAAGTCCCGGACTTGACACTCGCCGCTGAGCGCGGATGGTTCGGCAACATCGGCGGGACGTACGAGATGTACAGCGCCTATACCGATGAAGGCGAACGCCTGAACAGGTGGTACAAGGAGTCTCAATTTGGGCCCCTGATCTATTACAATGGCCAATTCAATGGAGCACCCATCTGGTTTAAGGACGAATTTGAGCAGAATGGCGGCAACCCGTCCGGCGGCTATAACGGAGCGTACCTGTGGTGGGCCATCCGTGATGGGGTGGGTCGGTGGGAGCTCACACCGGACCACCCGTTCAGGGCACAGTATGGTTATCAAAACACAGTACCGCTAACAAATTACACCAATGCCTATTTCTACGCGGCGAACGGCAACATTGAGAGTCCGCTTACCGTGACAAACTGGGTGGGCAAGTTCGCAGGACACGCGGGAAAAAGTATGACCTTGACGGGCCCTCCTCCCCCGCCGCAAAAGTACGTCGTCGGCGGCGAGTCGCAGGGCGACGTCGCGCTGGCGCGCGGCACGGCGTACACGATCTCGTACCCGGCGGACCACCCGCTGGCCCTCTCGACGACACAGGACGGCACGCACGGCGACGGCGGCGTCGAGTGGACGGCGGGCGTGGTGCGCGACGAGGCGAACAGCGAGCTCACCGTCACGCTGCCGTACCACACGCCCGACGCGCTCTACTACTACTGCGCGCAGCACGCCGGCATGGGCGGCAAGATCAACGTGGGCGGCATTGCCGGACTGACCATCAACCGCACGACGCCCGAGGAAGCGCGCGACGACGCGAACATCTTCGCGCAGCTCCAAAACGCCGTCCGGGCCGCGTCGAACGTGGCGCGCGAGGACGTCGTGAAGTACCTCAACCAGCACAGCGCCGAGACGGGCGTCACCTTCGCCGACACCGCCGGCGACTCGGCGGACTTCCTCGGCGACCTGAATACGGCCTTCGCGGCGCAGCGCTCGCTGATGCTCACCAAGCTCGCGACGGCGGGCGTGCACATCGCGGTGGCGGTGGCGGACGATGCGCAGAACTCAAAGTCCGCGACGCTCGACGCGGTCGTGGCGGAGGTGCGGCGCGCCTTCCACGCGAAGCGCGAGGCGCTCGTCGGTACGCTTGATGAGGTCGTCGACACCGTGCCCACCGGGGATGCCATCCACGATGACGACGCGCTCAAGAACGCGATCAAGGACACGCTCGTGCGCCAGCGCAAGGACCTGCTCGAGATGCTCGTTGGCGTGGACGCGGAGACGGGCGAGCCCAACGTGCCCGGCCTCACGATCGACAACGCGCTCAGCGATGAGACGGCGCAGGCCGCCATCACCGCCGCGCTCACCGCGTACTACGAGCAGAAGCGCGAGACGCTCGGCGGCGAGCTGATCACGACGCTCGCGCGCATCGACGACTTCACGGTGAATTTGGATGGCGTGCCGGAGGATGCCGTTGTGACCAAGGCGGTGACGGACGCGCTGCTCAAGCAGCGCAAGGACCTGGTCGATGCGCTCAACCTCGTCGCGGAGAAGTACTCCGGCGCGTCGGACGCGTTCGCGATTGCGATCAGCGGCGACGTGCTCAGCAACTCGAACGTGGTGGGCGAGATCGGCAATGCGCTCGAGAAGCAGCGCGAGACGCTGCGCGATACGCTCGACGCCATCGACGGCGTCGAGCTGCCCAAGCCCACCGCCGAGAATGGCGCCTCCATGTCCGACGCCGACTTCGAGGCGGCGGTGCTCAAGGCGATCGACGACTCGCGCGACGGACTGCGAGCAGCCATGTCGGACATCGTCACCATCCCCGAGGGCTCGGCCACCGACGAGGCGTTCGCCGCCATCGTGCGCGATTTCGTCGACGGCATCCGCAGTAATCATCAGCAAGCGTTTAGTACAGCCGCCAGCGACGCCAGCCAGGCTTTGAGTGGCCAGGCGCAGGCACATACCGACGCGCTGACAGAGCACGTCCGCGTGCTGAAGCAGGCGATGGTGGATCGGGGCTACACCATCGACGTCACCCCCAACGGCAGCGGCGACGTCGACGACCAGCTGTACCAGGTGGCGCACCAGGCGCTCCTCGAGCAGCGCAGGGTGCTCGTGGATTCGCTCAAGGCCGAGCCGCTCAACATGACCGTCGACGACTCGACCGACATCGTGGGCGCCGTCGAGCTCGCGCTGGGCAAGCAGCGCCGCGCCTTCGCGAAGAGCCTCAATTCCATCGCGGGCATCACGATCACCGTGCCCCCCGAAGCAAACGCGCCCGCCGTGCTGGATACGATCAAGAGCGAGATCGCGCAGCGGTTCGTGGAGCAGCGCGACATCATCCTCGAGTCGATCGGCACCATCCCCGGCATCGAGGTCAATCCCAACCTCATCAGCACCTCGTCGGAGGACCGCGTGTTTTCGGCCGAGGCCAGCGCGGCGGCGAACGCGGCGGTGGCGGCCGTGCGTGCGGGACTCCTCACGCTGCGTGCCGACATCATCACGGCGCTCAACGACGTGCCCGGCGTGAAGGTCGACATCACGAACGCCGCGGTGCTGGCGGATACGCAACAGACGACCCGCGAAGAGTACACGGCGGCGCTGGCGGCGAACATCAGCGACAAGCTGGAAAAGTCGCTCGAGAACCTGGTCGGCGAGCTCAACACGATCAGCATCGACAACTTCGAGGGCCAGTCGGTGCAGGTGCAGATCACCTCGCTCCCGGAGCTCGACTCGAACACGGGCGAGCCGACCACGCTTGCGCAGCGCTACGACAACATCCGCGGCGCCATCCGCACCGCGCTAAACGATCAGAAGGCGGAGAACAAGAAGGCGCAGCGCGCCGAGCTGGTGGCGAAGCTCAACTCCATCAAGTTCGAGCGCGCCGACGGCACGCCGTACTACCCCATCGTCATCTCCGGCGCGACCTACGCGGGCGCCATGGACGTGCAGCGCGTGCACGACGCCGTGGAGAGCGCGCTCGAGCTGGAGCGCCGCGACATCGCCGACGCGGTGGCCTCGGCGGACATCGACATCGCGGCGTTCCCAGGCGACACCGTGCCGACGAACGCAGCAATCAAGGCGGCGGTGGAGGACGTCATTCGCAAGAAGCGCGAACGCGTGTACCAGGTGATCGGCTCCACCATCACCGACGCAAACAACACCGACAGCGCCCTCACCGCCGCCGTCGGCGACGCCATCGAGAACGCGAGCGAGGCGAAGCGCGAGGCGCTGGTGTTCGAGCTCAACAAGATCAACGGCATCCAGCTCCCCGACGACGCCACCGAGGCGAACGTGCTCAATGGCGTGCGCGCGTACGCCAACAAGTTTGTGAAACACCTCACGGACGCGCAGCTGACCGTCAAGTTCTCGCTCGGCGCGACGGCGTGGAGTGTCTCGGACCGCTTCGAGTTGGAGAAGATGACCGCGCCCAACCAGTGGGAAGTGATCGCCGGCCCCGTGCAGCAGAGCGACCCTACCACCAATGGACAGGGGCTCGTCTCTCGGTACGTGGAGAACGAAAAGGATACCGTCTTCGTCAGCTTCAACACCACGCTCGAGCCGGGCGCGCGCGTGCGTCTGCGGAACCGCACGAACAATAAGGGCTGGGTCAACGTGCAGTAAGGCGCGTCCGAATGCGCGCCCGCGCACCGCCCCGCGCGTTGCGCGTTGCGCGAACCCGCCAAAAAATTGCGGGAGCGTAGGAAAAGCGGGCGGCAACGAAGTGCGATGTCCAAGTTAAAAATTCGCAAGTGGGACCCGCAGACCATCAAGCCGGCCTCGACCATCCTGCTCGTCGGCCGCCGCGGCACGGGAAAATCGACGATTTTGCGCGATCTCGCCTGGCAGTTCGCGCAGCGGCAGTGCATCGACCTCGTCGTCGGAATGTCTCCGACGGAGGAGTCGAGCGAGTCGCTCGGCTCGTTCATCCCGCGCACGCTCATCTACAACGAGTACCGCGAAGACGTGCTCCAGAAGCTGATGGACTCCCAACGGCGCGCCTGGCGGAGGGGGCACGGACCGAACGTGTTGCTGTTCCTCGACGATTGTGGCTTCGACAAGAGCGTGTTCAAGTCGAAGATCGTGCGTGAGCTCTTTCTCAACGGTCGCCATCGGCGGATCGGGCTCGTCTTCGCGCTGCAGTACTGTTTGGACATCCCGCCGGACATACGGAGCAACATAGACATCGTCATCGCCGCCCGAGATCCCATCCACAGCTCGCGCGAAAAATTGTGGAAGAACTTCTTCGGCGTGTTCCGAGATTACCAAGAGTTCTCCCTCACCTTCGACACCTGCACGAATAACTACGAGGTGCTCGTCATGCACAATAATCAAGGCTGTCCGACGAATAATATCGAAGACACGGTGTACTGGTATAAAGCGGACCCGAATCGGGGCCAGTTTCGCCTGGGCGCCGACGTCTACTGGAACATGGACGATCGCTTCTACCGCGACCGCGAGGACGAGCTGGAGGAGGAGCAGCGCGCCAAGGAGGAGCTCGAGCGGCGGCAGGAGCTGCAGCGCACGACCATCGCGAACGTGGCCAAGGCCGACGGGGCGGGGCGGACGGTCGTGCCGCGCTACCGGTAAGGGGTAAGGGATAAGGCGCGAGCGAGCAAGAGAGCAAGAGAGCAAGAGAGCAAGAGAGCAAGAGAGCAAGGAAGAGATAACCATCACGCCCTACGCGTTCTACTCGGTCACTTTTCACTTCTACTGTAGGTTCCCCTTTTTTGTGTCCTGAAAGAAACCCACCGCGCGATGACGGAGGTGGAGATGGCGGCAGGACTGGCGGCAGGACTGGCGGCGGCGGGGCCGACGGCCCTGACGCCTCCGCGCATGCGACCCGCCCCCTTCGACCCGCTGCGGCGGTGCTGCTTCGAGTACGCCGACGCCGACGACGCGGCGCGCACCGTCGGCGCGGTGCTCGGGCGGCTGGGGTGGAACGTGCGCTTCCTGCCGCGCGTCGCGAAGTGGATCGCGACGAAGGGCGGCCCGGAGGGGGCCGCCATCGGGCTGAACGTGCGGCTGTACGCGTGGCCCTCGCGCGAGCGGACGGCGGGCGGGCTGGTCGAGGTCGTGCGCCGCTTCGGCGAGCGGCCGAGCCTGGGTTGCCGCGACGCCTTCGACGAGGCCTTCTTCGAGCTGCGGCGGCGCTGCAGAGCGCTGCCGAGCGCGCTGTAGAGCGAGCGCGCTGTAGTGTAAGCCGTAAACAACCAAAAAAACCAAAAAAAACAAAAAACAAAAAACAGGGGCGGCCACATGCGAATGTAGCATGCGCATCCGTGTATTGTTGCCCTTTTCGGTAGAGCGAGGGACACAGTGGGCAGACACAGTGGGCAGCCCCACTTTCTGCGCGTGCGGAGCCCACGCCCAGTTTCGTGCAGAAAGTGGGGCCGCCCACTGTGTCCCTCGCTCTACCCAAAACGGGACGAGAACAGGGCGCCTCGGTCAGAACCTAAGCGTCGATCCTAGTCGTCCAAGTTGTAGACCTCGACCGACACGAGGGCGTTGGCGGCGCGCGCGAGCAGCCACGCCGCCTCCACGAGGGAGGGACCCGTCGCGCCCGCCTCGGCCGCGCCGTGCGCCCGTAGCCACCGCGCGATGGCGTCGACGCTGCGCGCCTCGCGCATGAGCAGCACGAGCACGTCGACGTCGGTCGCGCAGCCGCGCGCG